GATGATGTTGATGCTCAATTACTTTCAGAAACAACAAATCTTATTCAAGAAATAAAATCTGATACTTCAAATACTCCTGATGAATGGTTAGTCGATTCAACAGAGAAGTGGTGTAAAGATAGAGCTGTTTACAATGGAGTAATGAGTTCTATTGAGATTATTCAAGATAAGGGTGGTAGTAAGGGTGAGATTCCAGATATTTTAAGAGACGCTTTATCAGTATCTTTTGATACAAATATTGGTCATGACTTCTTAGATGATTGGGAACCACGATTTGATTTTTATCATACAGAAGAAGAAAGGGTTCCTTTTGATTTAGAATTGATGAATAAGATTACAAAAGGTGGAATGCCAAATAAGACTTTGAATATTTGTATGGCTGGAACAGGAGTAGGTAAATCTTTGTTTATGTGTCATGTCGCAGCCAGTTGTTTAGTTCAAGGTAAGAATGTTTTATATGTTACTTTAGAAATGGCTGAGGAGAAGATAGCTGAGAGAATAGATGCTAATCTATTAGATGTATCATTAAATGATTTACAAGACTTACCCAAATTAATGTATAAAAAGAAGATCAAAAGAGTTCAAGAGAAAACAAAGGGTAAATTAATTGTCAAAGAATATCCAACGGCTTCAGCACATTCTGGACACATGAGACATTTATTACAAGAATTAGATTTAAAGAGAAGTTTTAAACCTGATATAATATTCATAGATTATTTAAACATTTGTGCTTCATTTAGAATTCGACCTGGTAGTAATATGAATACTTACACTTATGTCAAAGCTATTGCAGAAGAAATGAGAGGACTTGCTGTAGAGTTTAATGTTCCAATTATGTCTGCTACTCAAACAAATAGGACAGGATTTGTATCTACAGATATAGGTTTAGAAGATACTGCAGAAAGTTTTGGATTACCCGCTACAGCAGACTTTATGTTTGCATTAATATCTACAGAAGAAATGCAAGAATTAGATCAGATTATGGTTAAACAATTAAAGAATAGATATAATGATCCAACATATCATAGAAGATTTGTGGTAGGAGTTGATAGACCAAAAATGAGATTGTATGATTGTGAACAAACAGCTCAAGATGAATTAGTTGATATTGGACCAGTTATGGATAAAACAGTCACAGGTGAGAGGATAGCTGCAGAAAAGACAGAAAATTTTAAGTATTGACACCGCCGGTACTATTTTGTTATAATATATACAAGACTAGGGAAACAGGTTCTTAACCCAATGTGTACTTTGTGAGTCCAAAGATGATTCACACGAAAGGATAGAGTACTGAGAGGATTAGAGGATTAGTAAGAGAATATAATGATTAAAGTAAGACAAATATTTTTAGACATGGATGGAGTGTTGGCTGATTTTCAGACAACTTGTTCTGAAATGTTAGGATTGAAAATCTGGAATACAGATGAAGGCCATAAACTCTATGATTTAAATAAACGTGAGTTGACTGCAAAGCATATGTTCAGACAACTGAAACCATTACCAGATGCTTGGAAATTAGTTGATTATTGTTTAAATTCAGGGATTCATACAGAGATATTAACAGCTGCAGGAACAGTAAATAGAACTCTTGTTGTTAAAGATAAGATTGATTGGGTACGAGAACATATTCATCCCTATTGGATAGTCATACCAACATTTAAAGGTAGTCAGAAAGCAGCATTCGCACACAGAAAAGCAGTTTTAATAGATGATAGACTTGAAAATATTGATCATTGGAAAAAAGCTGGTGGAATTGGTATTTTACATAAGACAGCTGATAAAACAATAGAAACATTAGAAAGTGTAATTAATATAAGTGATGATCATGCAGAATAAAAAAGGAATCATTAAAGAAAAACCTTTGATGGAAATACTTAATCGAAAAGTTTATTTAAAAAAACAACTTATCGAACTTAAAAAATTACATAAAGACACAAAAAAACAAGAAGAACTGATTGAAGATATAAAAATCATTGATGAGTTCCTCTCAACCCACCGAATCCAAAAGTAAAAAGAACATAAATACTGGATATGAAGTCTTTTCGACAAACAATCCAGGAATCCTCAGTTAATGACAAGTTAGATAGATTTGTTCATACTAAACCTTTAAGTGGAAGTAGGTTAAAACAATTAACCCGCAAGTTTTCTGCTTTTGAAGATATAGATTTAGAACAATGGCAGGGATACCCACCTCCGAGAAATTCATCTCAAATTACTAAAAACGAAATACATCATTTAATCTCATTAAGTCAGTTTCGTGATCAATCAGAAAAAGATATCGTGATGCATGATAAAAAAATAATTAGGGCATTTAGAGAATATCTTGATAAACATGAATTAGAGGTTGATTTAGATAGAGTTGATGATTTATTAAAACAATCAAATCCTATATTATTATCACTTAAAAGATTTTATAAAAGACCTCGACCATATACATTGGCCAAGAAATTGGGTCTAGAGTTATCTTTTTTTCCATTAAAGACTGCAGAGACAGCATCTTATCCATCAGGACATGCCGCACAAGGTAGATTAGCAGCTAAACTTATTGCAGATGAAGTTCCGTTTGAACATAGAAGAAATTTACTTGACATTGGAGAGAGAATAGGTCATACTAGACAAATAGCTGGTGCACATTTTGCATCAGATACAGAATTTGGACATAGACTAGGGGATGAAATGTATAGATTGGCGACAACATCAAGAGAACCTGATTTGAAATTAGAGTCTCTTATAAAAGAAGAAAAGATAGAGATATCAGTATCAAACTATTTACCAAAATCAGCTACACATAGGACAGTAATATATGAAGGTGCAGCTTTAGTTGGGTTAATCGGTAAGTCTATAATGACTAAAGATGAATGGAAAAATGGAGGTGAAGGATCATTTAAAATGGGAGATTGGTATTATAATCATTATTTAAAGAAAGGTGGTAATGTATCAGCATGGTTAGAATTCTGTGAAGAATTAGGTTCAGCTAAATTAAAAGGCGCCAAAGATTTTATTTGGGCACGAATTAGTGAATATTATACTGGTGCACCTCAATCATGGCAGATAAAATCTTATAAAGACAATACAGCTGACGCGATTGTTATTACTAAAGGCACAGCTAATGACTTATTCTCAGTTATGAAAGAGTTAGATGGTATGGATGAAGTAAAACAAGCTGAGATAACTAAATCTAATAGTGATAATTTAATTTCAGTTAAAAAGGTTTCATTTTATCAAGTATCATTGAAAAAGGCTATGGGTGATTCTAGAATAGGTAAAGTTGGACCATGGGTTGTTGATAGAGCCCTTGCAGTTGATAAGGGTATACATAAACCTGGTGAAATATTTTCTGTAGCTGATTTACAATATGAAGAATTTATTAGAGAAGCTTTAGCTGAAGGATTTTTTAGTGATCTGAAAGATAAAATAAAAGATAAAGTTAGTAGTTTTGTATCAAAGGCTAAGAAATGGTTATCAAAAATGACAAAAACTTTATACACTAGAGCATCAAAATTTGTTAATATATTTATTAAAAGAGATAAGAGTGTAGTAGCAGCTATTAAAATAGTTGAGGGTTTAAAGGCAAGTGGTGCTGTAATATCTGAAGGCGTATTACAAGAAAGAACAATGGTGTTGAATAAACCTACAGTTTTAGCTATAAAAGATTTCAAGAAAGGTTTTAAAACAGGTGCACCATTTACAAAACAATTAAAAGCAATGAAAGCTTTAGTTGATGCATTAAATAAAAAGAAAGTAGCCACTAGAGCAGCTGATCCAATTAAATTAACTGGTACTACTTTTACTAAATTAGAGATATCTTCATCAGAAGTAACAGCATTAAATGAGTTGTATAAAATGAAAGAAGGTGATTTAATACAATTAGGTGAAGGTACACCGTTTAATACAGTAACAAAATTAACTTCAAATATGATAGGATTTGTTTATATTAATGGGTTGTTAAAATCAATCGAAAAAGATTTTCAGAACTATGAAGGTATAGATCGAAGTTTATCAAATGCAATTATAGGACTCAGTGCAGAAGTAGAAGGAGAAGCCAAATTTGGTAATACAGCACTACCAATAGTTATATGTTATGGTGGCCAACCAATGCCTTCTAAATTAGGTAGGAGAGATGATTTTGAGTCTAAGAAAAAAGAGAAGTTAGCAGCTACAAATTTAGAATATAATGACTATCCAATATTAGTTATAAGAATAAACAAATTACAACCACATAATTCAGTTAATTTATTCTTACTTAATAGTGTTGATATAGTAGCAGATCATGCTGATCCTTCTTGGATGAATGTAACGATAGCTACAAATTCAGGTTCTAAGTTTTCTACTAAAGTAGAATCAAACACAATAACAAAAACATACGAGAAATAATGGAATTCTTAACAGAAGCAGCAGGAAAGAACTTACATTTAGAACATCTTGAAGATGAGATTCTAAATTTTGGTATTGCTGGTGGTCGTAGTTCAATACAATTTTTC